ATGATATCAGGCATTAAAAGCACCTTCGGGTGCTTTTTTTGTTGACTTTATTTTAATATAGTGTTATTATAATAATATAACGAAATGGAGAATTGTTATGAATCAACGTGCAGGTAAGACTCATTCAGCAGCTTTGGTCGATGGCGACAAAATTCCTTTGGCATCCTTGATTAAGTTCTGTAAGGAGGCAAAGGCTGATCTAGAGAAGGAAGGTGAAGAAGATGCTGCTCTTCGCTTTGAAATTCTTTCAGATTTCCTCGTAAATGATTTCCGTGGATCTTTTAAATATCAGTCGAAGATGATTGGCTTATAAATAACAAGTAGATTATTTCAATCTAAATTAGGAGAAAACTATGTCAGACGAAAAAATCAATCTTTATGCTGAGTTTATTTCAAAGCAATTGGTTCAAGAAGGTTCAATCTTAACCGAAGATAAAGAATATGCTATGGATTATGACGAGCCTACAAAAAAGCAAAAAAATGCTTTAGCTAACGCTCATAAGCATATCATGGATAAGGGTTACAAAATTAGCCATGAAGGTAGCGATGATTCATCACATAAGGAAATGAAAAATCCTGATATCACATATCATTATGCAATGGGTGATGATATGCACCACGCTTTTACTGTTCACAAAAATGGTAAGGCTGCTCATGACATGGATTTACATAATATTGCTAAACCTCTTAATGCATAATTAACATTTTTTATGAAATGTGAGAGGGGCTTAAAGCCCCTCTTTTTTTTTGTTCATAAATAATTTATAATGTTATAAGGTAAAATAATGTCAGCAGCTTCAGACAAATATGAAAAAGACGTGGCGGATGCTATTAACTCTAATAGAGGCACTGTAGCTACTCGTCCTCCTGCAGATACATCTTTATCAGACATTCTTATAACAAAATATAAAAATACAAACACTAAAACATGGGTTGAGGCTAAAATGAGTCACACAGACAATTTAGCTAATCCTCGTGTTTTTTATGATGGTAAATGGCAAACTACCTATAACACACCGGTGGCAGAATATGCAGTTAAACTTTTGAATAGTTCACCAGATGCTAAAAAATTTCTTGATAATTTATCTAAATTTACAGGCATACCAAGAAAAATAATCAAAGTTCCTACTACAAAGGGTGGGTTAAAGATGGAGGGTGCTGTTCCTCTTAATATTATGAAAAGATATTTTGAGCAAGGTGGCATAAATAAATATATCGCTAATGATTCTAACATTGATATTGGAGATTTAGTAACAGCTCATTATACAGAGGGTAAGAAAGAACCTGCATATTATATGCAAGCAGGAGAAGATTTTTATCTTATATCAAATAAAAATCCCTTAAAATTGCCTAGTGATATTCCTAAATTGTCAGGCGACGGAGATTTTAAAGTTAGAGTATCAACAAGATCAGAATTCTATGAAGTACAAGTTGAAATGAAAATTAAAAAATTTAAACCACCCCGTAGTCCATATTCAGTATTTGGTGACGGTAAAGCAAAGAAGAATCCATTCGCATGAAAACATTTTTAAATTTTATTGTTGAAGATACATCTGGTGTTGCTTCTGCAAAACACCAAGAGCATCCTGAGGATAATGCAGTAAAGAGCCGTGAAGGCTTCTCTCATGCTTTGTCTACATTAAGAGCAGTCCACAAAGGTTTAAAATCAGGATCTACTGGACATGAAACACATGTTTCTACAAAGTTAGACGGAGCTCCTGCTATTGTGTTTGGGCATCATCCAAAGACTGGTAAATTCTTTGTTGCTACTAAACATGCTGCATTTGGTAAGACTCCAAAGTTAGCAACATCTCATTCTGAAATAGATCAACATTTTGGTCATTCAGAAGGTTTATCACAAAAGCTCCATCATGCACTTGAACATCTACCAAAAGTAACTCCTAAGAAAGGAATTTTCCAAGGAGATTATATGCATGATCATTCAGAGATGAAGCACGAAGACCATGAGGTATCATTTAAACCTAATACAATTAGATATCATCTTAAAAAAGATTCTGAAGAAGGTAAAAAAGCATTAAAATCAAAAATGGGTATTGCTGTTCATACTCAGATTCATGGTGATCCAGATCATCCTTCTACACTCCATGCTTCTCCCATTACAGATCACTCATCATTTAAGAAACATCCAGATGTTCATATGATTTCACCAGAGGCTAAATTGAAATGAGTCACCTTACACCCGAAGAAAATAAAGCTGTAGAGCATCATTTAGCCAAAGCTGAAGAAATTCATAACAAACTTCCTGCAGAACATCATGACATTGTCAACAGACATGATGATCATTTCTCTACTTACATTAATAAAACTGTTAGAACAGGTGATAAACCATCTACAAAGGGTCTTAGAGCACATATTGCTGATCGTATGGGTAAAGAAGTTGATAAAGTAAAAACTGATGCTGCAAAAGCAAAAAAAACAGAAGCTATGAACAATGCTCTGGCTCATCACGATGTTCATGAAAAGCATTTCCAGCATGCTTTAGATATTCATCATCATGTTCAGGCTGCCAAGGATATTCTTACTAAAGGCTTACATAAAGCTCAACAATCAACCAACCCAATGAGTCAATCTATTGAGGGTAAGAAGACTGATCCAGAAGGTTATGTTGTTCAGCACAAAGGTAAGATTACAAAGATGGTTAATCGTAAAGAATTTTCTCAAGCAAACTTTAATAAACCAAAAGATTGGGTAAAATAATGAAAACATTTATTGGTTTTATTGTTGAGGAAAAAGAAAAGTCTGCTACGTTTGCTTTTGGAAGATTCAATCCTCCTACTATCGGACATGAAAAATTAATTCATAAGGTAGAAAGTGAAGCTAAGAAGAGTGGTGGTGAAGCTCATATTATAGCTTCTCATTCTGAAGGAACAAGTAAAAATCCTTTACCTGTAGAAAAGAAGATTGGTTATTTGAAAAAAGTATCAGCTAAAGGTACTAAAGTATCGTCATCTTCATCTGAGCATCCAACATTATTACACCATCTTGTTAAATTACATAATAGTGGTGTAAAACATCTTAATATGGTTGCTGGCTCTGATCGTGTAAAAGAATACAGCGATTTAATTCATAAATACAACGGTAAACAATCCAAACATGGTACTTATAATTTTAAAACATTTAAAGTTACATCTGCTGGCGAAAGAGATCCTGATGCAGAGGGTACTGAAGGAATGTCTGGTTCTAAATTAAGAGCCAAAGCAAGAGCAGGAGAAGATATTAAACCTGCTCTTCCAAAAGCTCTTCATCCCCATGCTAAAGAGATTGCCAATCATATTAGAACATTTAAAGAAGACATTGAAGGCGAAGAATAATGCCTGCTGTTGCTAGACTAGGTGATCCTAGTGATCATGGTGGTTCAATAATCAGCTCAGCATCTTTAACAAAGGTAAATGGTATCTTAGTAGCTAGAATAGGTGATTTACATTCTTGTCCAATACCAGGTCATGGTGTGACAGCAATTACAACAGGTTCAAATAAATTTACATGTGAAGGTGCTGTTGTTGCTGTTGTTGGTAGTGTATGTGGATGTGGTGCTACAATTAGTTCAGGAAGTGGTGATACAACATCTCCTCTTGGCGGATGACTGTTTTTATATCCATAAATAAGTAAAAAATATACTTTTTATAAAGAAAAAATATGGCAGTACGTAGTAACCAATCGTTAGCAGACTTAATTAATATTATTTACATCGACGCTAATACAGGCGCCGTAATAATTAATACAGATCTTGGTCTTGAAGTCGGAAATACAACAGCTATTTCCACAATCAATTCAACTTTCTTCGATGCTACTGCTAACAATTCATTATATCTTGGTGGATTGCCTGCCAATGTCTATGTTACAACTGGTATCGATTCTATATTTAATGCCAATGTAACATTTGAAGCAAACGTAATGTTTGCAAATACATCTAATATTACATCGAATGGTAGTGTTTTATTTAATGCAAACGTATCATTTTCTAATACTGCTTATTTAATTTCAAATGGTACAAGTCTATTCTACGGTAACGTAACACTTGCAAATACATCTACATTTACTGGAAATGTAATATTTGCTAATACATCTTCTACATTATACAGTGGTAATGCTACTTTTGCCAATACAACAACATTTACTAGTAATGTATTATTCACTAATACATCTTCAACGGTATATGCTGGTAACGTAACATTTGCTAACACTACAACATTTACAAGCAATATTGTCTTATCTAATACTGCTACAATTGTTGCTAATGGCCAGTTTGGAACAGCTGGACAATCTCTTATTTCAAATGGAACTGCAGTATATTGGGGTATTGCAACACCTTCTAATCCATCTCCATTGGTTTTCACGACAAGTGGATCTAATAGAAGTATAACTGGATTTCAAGAAAGTGGAATTACATATCCTGTAAGATCAACAGCATTCGTCAGTGGTGCTCTACAATTCACACTTGCTTCATTTACACCAGGTTTATCTGCCTCTATAAATCCTGGATCCTCATTAAACTGGGATGTCCCTGCTACAGGATTTAGTGTTTCTGTAACCAATCCATCAGACTTTACATCTGAATATATTAGTAATGTATACAGTATTACTGCTTCTACTGGATCTGTAAGTACGCTTGATGGTTTCACTGCTGGTTCACCTTCACCAACTCCTGCAGGTGGTGTGAGTTGGAATCAATCGTTTACGTTAGGTTCTGGTCATATTTACAGCACAAGTACTACTATCAATGGTGGATCTGCATCTGGTACAATTAGCTTTGTTGCTAATAATAACGGAACCTCTTCTCAATATATACCAACAAACGCACCGTTTAGTGTCAACTGGGCAACACCTTCTATATCAGTATCAACAACAGCTCTTAGTGGATCAACGTTCCTCAATTCATATTCATCCACATCTTATAATATTAGTGTTAGTGGTATTACCACCTCTTCCAATTATTCCCATGCAGTAACTGGAACAAACGCAACACCTTCAAACTCTTCTGGTTCAGGTACTCTTAACTTTACAAATAATATCCATAAGGATAATTTAGGTACATCAAGATCTGTAAGTTCAAATACTGCTTTTACAAGACCATCAACAGTAACAGGTACTGGATATACTGTTTATCTTTCCGGATCTGCTACAGTTAGTGCATCATTTACATATCCTTCGGTATGGTTATTTACATCTAGTGCTTCTAGCCCACCAGCAAGAACAGACATTGTTAGTGGAACCGGTTTTCAAGGAAGTGTAAATATACTAGGAAATCAACAAAAAACATTTGCAGGTTCTGTGACTAATTCACAAGGTACACCACAAGAATTCTGGTTAGCAGTAAGAGCTTCTGCATCGCAACCTACTACTTTCCAAACAGGGGCAAGCTCTGCGTTGTTGAGTGGTGTTTCCTATGTTACAAGTACCGTTGCACTTCAACCAGATTCACCATTACCAGGATATAATGCAGAGACTTATAATCTTTACGGTATTACATTACAACCAGGTTCAACTTATGTGAGTATTTCATAATGGCAACCGATTATAGTGGCTTAACCCGAAATCAATGGCCTGGTACTTGGAGTGCTGCCTCTAATACGATTCCAATTGTTCTTGACACCGAAATGCGTGGTGGTCTAAGACAAGTATCAGGTGATGTCAATGATAGACTTACAGATATACCAGGTCAGCGCCTTCAAGAAGGTATGCTTGCTTATGTAAAGACTGGATATACTGCTGGTGGTGCTACTAGATCTTCTGGTGGCTATTATAAGTATACGTTACTTTCTGGTCAATCTAGAGATACTGCAACAGGTGCAATGCCTAATGCAGAAGGAAATTGGTCTGATTTTGCAGCAGCATCAGTTTCAAGTGGTTCATTTTCTGGTACATCGACGTTTAACGGCAATATTGTAATTGCTGCTACTGCTACAATTATTGCAAATGGTTCTGGTGGTTCAAACGGTCAGATACTACTTTCTAATGGATCAACTGTTTTCTGGTCTACAAATAAATTAGCTAATTTATCAGATGTTGACGCCAACAATGTTACAGGGATTCCTGGTTTATCTTCACAACCTTCAAATAACTCTGTCCTTACCTACCGTGCTGATTATGATAAGTATTTTGTTTTACCTGTAAGTGTGGCAGATACATCTCTTTCTAATACTGTAATGGATGGTGGTTCTTTTAGCTAGTACAGATAAGATTTTTATAAATACAACGTCTGATATATAAAACAAATAATAATAACCATTGACAGGGGAGTCACGGATGTCAGTTGCAGGTAATTTAATTCAAATTAAGCGTTCCAATTCGGTGGCTATGCCATCTACATTAAATGTAGGTGAATTAGCCTGGTCGAACACAACAGGTAAACTTTATATTGGTGCCTATGGTGCTGTAACTGCCATTGGTGGTACACAGAACCCTGGTTATCTTACAGCTAACCAAGCACTAGTTGCTAATAGCACAGGTGGTATCGATTACGTCATTACAAGTAATCT